ACCCATCTGCAATTCAAGTATTGCGTGATTATGCTCACGGGTCTGGCGGATATTCATTTGTTGAAGTTGGCGGCGATGATGCTGGTTCATTGGTTAATGTTTATGGATTCCCTGTTATTCCAAATCCATATTTAGACCCAGTTGGCACTATTGGCGCAAAACCAGTCTATCTTGCAAATTGGCCTCGTTTCATGCAAATTGCCGATGTGGAAGAAATGACCATTCAAGCAATGGAACAGACAGCCCCAGGTTTCATAACGCTGTACGCTGAAAAACGAATGGTAAGTACAGTACGCGATGTTTTTGCTGGTGTTCGCGCAATTGAGACTTAATCATGGCTGTAACTGACGTTCTGGCTGGCCTGCCCTTCGGGGCAGCAACTCGTAATCCGTTCAACTACGCAAAGTTTGAACAGATCAACCGCGACAATACGACTGCCTGGTTGACAGAGACTGAAATCACCAATCAACTCAATTTGTTTGGTGATACCAGCCAGGATACCTACTTGGCTGGCCTTGAAGTGGCCGTTAGGCAAGCGATTGAGGATTACCTAGGGCTATCCATCTTCCCAGTGCAATATCGCGTCTGGTACGGTTTGGAGAGCCTTGCTGCATCTCCTGTGTCGTTTGACTTGCCCGAGGTGAGTCAAAACACCAATCCATTGTTGGCTGGTGTGACCATCACTTCGGTGAAATACTGGAATGATGACTTCCCACCGACCTCGGTAACAGTGGCTGCTAATCAGTATTTCTACGATCCATCAGGCAATAAAGTGATCGTCAGCACATTGCCGACAGAGATTAACTCAAGCATGACTGCGCCGATTTACATCGATTACGCTACTGTAGCCAGCCCATTGGCGTCTTATCCTGTCATTAAACAGGCTGGTCTTTTGTTGCTCACTCATTTGTACAACAATCGCAGTGACACAGTGGACAAGAAGTTGGAAAATATCCCCTATGGCATGGCCGCGCTTTTGCGTCCATACAAACCTTTGGTGATGTAAATGTCAATTGCACGGTTTGAAAATGTCAGCGTCAACAATCTTACCTTTGGTAAATCTACTTTTGGTGAGCAAAGCACGACTCAGACGTTGTGGTTCGTAACTCGCGCTAGAGTTAATTCCGTTGCAAATTATGTGAAGATTGCAGATAAATATCGGGTTTACGCTGATGTGGTTGAATTTACTTTAAATTACACACCAAACACCAGATCAATTGTTAACAATCAAAATTTGTATTCCATCACATGGCGCGGATTTGATTGGCGTGTAAATGATGTTCGTGAATCTGATGATCGTATGAATGTCAAATTTACGTGTGTACGCAATGACCCTGTGGTAGCTGTCTAATGGCACAACAAAATCCTGCTCAGTATGGCAAAGCAATCCAATACCAGTTGGCCAATATCGTCACGCCTGTGCCTGTATACGCAGCGTTTAATCGTAATTTTGCTACTGAGTCCAAGTTTATTACTTGGATGCTTCGCAATGTTCACCAGCCGGTCTACACCGGACAGAATCAAAACAATAAAGGTATTGATCGTCCGGTTATTCAAATTTCCATCTTCACCCAAGTAATTGAAGATGGATTCACAATCTCAAATCAGATTTTGCAATCCTTGCATGGCTATAGTGGCCTGTTTGGTGGGCCAACAGATGGTTTTTGGATTGCGAAAGCAGATGTGCAGTGGCTTTATAATTCCTATGACAACGAGCAGAAGTTGGCACAGGTATTTTTAGACTGCACATTAGACATTCCAACATAAGACATATTTTCAATATTTTCTGAAGGATGAAAAATGGCTCTCCCAAATAAAGTTCTACCAGGCTTTTCGGCAACAATGTATGCCCAGCCCTTAGCGGCGCCAACACCTCTGACTCTTGCTCAATTGTCTTTGGTCGCCAGCGTATCTCCAATTGCTGTCTCTGGCAATATCATGAACATTGAGGCCATCCCAGCCTTTGGTCAAGATGACGCAGTGGCATCTTATTCGGTGGCTGGTTCGCGTCAAAGCGACAAAATCCCCGTGCAATCTGCTCCAACAAGTTTGAGCATTACTGCCGCCTGGAATCCTTCTGACGCAGTGATTCTTCTGTTGCGTGGTGATGCTTATTCCGGCACAGTGGATCGTACTTTTGTTATTGCTGCTACCGATGGTACCAATATCGTTTATTACTCATTCATTGGCCGCGTTTCGCAATTCCAAATTGATCCAGCACCTGGTGCTGAATCTAAATGCATGTTCAGTGTTCAGCCTCGTGGCAACCTGTTCGGCTGGTCCAACAACGCTTAATTAGGAGAATCAAAAATGGCAGCACCAGCAAAAGTCCTACCCGGTTTTAGTGCATCAATGTGGATGCAATCGGGCGCAACACCAACCGCCTTAACCACCGCCAACCTATCGGTTTGGGCGGCACAAGTTGCAACCATTGTTGGCACTGTAGCCAACGGTACAGGCGCAGCCGGAACAGCATTAAACGTGGAAGCCGTACCTGCTTTCGGTCAAGACGATGCAGTAGCCTCATACGGCGTGGCAGGCTCTCGTCAATCGGACAAAATCCCCGTCCAATCGGCACCCACCAGCATGACCATTACAGCAGCTTGGAATCCTTCAGATGCCGGTTTGTTGTTGATTCGTGGCGATGCAGCAAGCGGCGTGATTGATCGCACTTTTGTGGTGGCAGCAGTTGATGGTGCTTCTACTATTGCTTATGCCTTCAATGGTCGTGTCTCTCAATTCCAAATTGATGCTGCTCCAGGCGCAGAAGCAAAATGCACTTTCACCGTGCATCCGCGTGGCAATCAATATGGTTGGAGCAACACATAATGTCAACACTCCAGCAAGCACTTGATGCGCTGGTTTCTACTTATGGCAGTCTGGACGTTATCGCCCAGTCTGCCTCGGTAGATGCCGATGAAGTCGCTACAGCTTTGGCTGCTGCCGATGCTGATTCTGCTGAAGGTGTGGCATTGCGTGCTTTGGCAAAATACAACCCAGTCGTAACCCCTGTGGTAACCCCTGTGGTAACCCCTATCGACACCCCGGTGATTGAAGATGCCATTAGCCAAGCGTGATAATGGTTGGTACTGGGGCAGCAAAGGGCCATTTGCCACAAAGGCAAAAGCCCAAGCTGTCGCCAGGGCCGCTTATGCACACGGCTATTCAAAGCAAGGTAACACTATGAAATTCAGCGTCGAACAAGTCGAAACCAATCCAGTCGGTGAATTTGCCACTTGCATCCTTCACAGTGTGACCGGCACACATATGCTTCACTTGGCAACATTCAGCTTTGCAGAACATAAGGCGCTGGAAGCCTTCTATTCGGCCATTGGCGACCTCATTGACTCATTTGTGGAAGCCTACCAGGGCAAATACAAAAATCGCGTTGTGTACGTTGCTGGATGCGATCTGCCAACTGATGCCGTGGACTATTTGACCTACCTCAAAGATGAAGTTGCCGATCTGCGAATGCAACCAGGCTTTCCCAAAGATTCGGAATTGCAAAATATCACCGATGAGATTGCCTCATTGATTGATGGAACACTTTACCAACTCACTCTGAAATAATGCAAAACACCACAATACAAAACACTAGCGATTTATTGAGTTTTCTTGTCACCCAATCTGAAGCACGCAAAGATTGGTTTGGCTTTTCTCAGCAACGCATGACAGCAGTTGCCTTGGCCCATGACATTGCCAAGAATCATGCAAACACAATGACGCCCACTGAGGTGGTCACGTATGCATTAGAATTAAATGCCAAGATTTACAACATGATAATTAAAGGATAAGACATGAGCAAGCTATCTGCCGCCTTTGGCGATTCCAATTCCCTTCGCATCAAATCATTTGTTCTCGGAGATCACACGTTCAAAGTACGTGTTCCAATTTCCAAAGAATTAGAACAAATGCAAGAGCGCATCTCGACTGTGGATACAGTCAAAGCAGAAGCTCGATTCCAAAAAATGAAAGACGGCCTCGGCAAAGATGTTGAAGGCGTGGTTGTATCTGAAGATGATGTCGTGGTTGATGGCCGGTCTATGCGCGAACTGGTGAAGACTATTTCCCAGCTTGAGAATCGCGTGGTTGAATACATCAAACTGCTGGTGGCACCGACAGAGCAGACCTTGGCCGACATCACTTATGAGGAAATTGAGGAAGAGTGGCCGATGCAAGTTCAGTTGGAGATGATCGACAAAATCTCTGAGGCGATTCAGCCAGGCTACAAGGAAGCACGAAAAAACTAATTCGGGACATTCGCCTGCAAGCCAGGGCGTATATCCTGGCCCATGGCGGGTGTCCTGACAAGATCAGTACGGATGACTTCAGGAATATTGAAATATTGCTGAGTGATGGTTTTATAGGCAACAAAGCCATTGTTTTGGCGTTGAGCAGTTTGACAACCGGGAACCTCAATTCCAAGTTGAAGAGTACGGCAACACCTTTTACAATGCAGGATGTGCTACCTTCATTGCATGAATACATCGTCGTCCCTCCAGACGATAACGACAAGAAAGAAATGGTCAACAATCAATTGTTGAACTTTATGCTATCGAAACCTGATGCAAACAAATTCTTGAAGGAGTGATATGGCCGACTATGTGCCCAACAATAGGAAAATCCAACTGGAAGGATTCTCTGAATTTGAGGCACAGTTGAAGGCCATGGCTGATGGCTTCAAATATGATGCTGTAGCCAGGAACACTCTAGCCAAAGCTGCTGCAAAAGCCATGGCGCCAGTCGAGGCCATGGCTAAAGCAGATGCTGGCTATAATGAAAAAAATACGGACAAAATCCACATGCGGGATACTATTCGTACTGATTTCAGAATTCCAAATAGCAAAGATAAGCAATCCGGCTATGTGAATAACACAGATGCCGCAATTGCAGTAGTCTCCGTAAAGAAAAGTGCTGTATCACTAGCCCAAGAATTTGGTACTAGCAGGATGCCTGCACATCCATTTTTAAGACGTTCATTGGATGTTAATGCCGAGACTGTCTTGGGCATTCTAAAAAGTGAACTCGCTTCTATAATTCCAGCGTATGCGGCCAAGCTCGGCCGTAGAAGGAAAAAATAATGGCATCAAATAACATCGCCCGACTTGGTGTCGTTCTTGGCCTGGACATGGCTGAGTTTTCTGCTTCCATTGACAAATCAATTCAAGCTACCAAAAGACTTGAATCAGCAATTAAACGAGATAGCAATTCTGCTGCTGGTGAAATTATTGCATTGAAATATGCAACAGATGATTACGGCAAAACTTTGACAAAAGTTCAATTGATTGAACGAGAAATCAAAGAAGGCCGTTACATGAAGGCTGAAGACAAATACAAAGATCAATTGCTACGGCAAGCCGCTGCCTATGATGCTGTTGCTGCATCTGCTCACAAGGCTGCTGGTGGCCTAACAGCCTGGCAGAAGCAAGGTCTGATGTACCAGACCACTGACTTCTTTACTCAGATCGCCTCGGGCCAGAGTGTGATGATTGCCGCCATCCAGCAGGGTGGACAATTGAAGGATCAGATGGGTGGCCTTGGCAATATGTTCAAGGTTCTTACGCCACTTGTATTTAGCTTAACTGGTGCAGTTGTTGCTGGTGCTGCCGGTATTGGACTTTTGGCTTTTGCTGCTTATCAAGGCAGAAAAGAATTTGATTCTTTTAATAATTCTATTCTTTTAACTGGAAATTATTCAAAAGTATCCGCAGATCAATTTGCTGTCATGGCAAGGACATTGAGTGATTCTTCTCGCGCCACTATAGGTGGTGCCAAAGACATTCTTAATTCCATGATTGGTTCTGGTCAATTTACCAATAAAACCTTTGATGCTGTTTCTAAAACAATCCAAAGATTTTCTGAACTAACTGGAACTTCTGCACAAGAGGCCGCAACAAAACTTATTCCATCTCTCGATGGTTCGGCGTCTAGTGCTAAAAAATTAAACGATCAGTACAACTTTTTGACATTGGCTCAATATAAAAATATTGAAGCAATGGATAAGCAAGGTAGAAAACAAGAAGCAATTATTGAAACTGCTAATTTGTTAAAACAAAGTTGGGAGACAACTAAGTTAGAACTTGGTTATTTAGATAAAGCCTTAGATTTCACCTCCAAAATGTGGGGAGATTTTTGGCAGGCCGCAATGAATATGGGGAAGCCAGATTCTCCACAAGAAAAAATAAGCAAAATTGAAGAGCAAATTACTGCTCTTATAAAAAAAGGTGCGCCAAAAGTTCGGCCATTGCTTGGTGCTGCTGATCAAAATGTTAAAGCATATAACGACGAAATGGCTCGTCTTGAAAATGAGAAATCAACCCTTCAAGAAGTGATTCGGTTGGCTGCTAAAAAACAAGATTTGCTAACTGGACAAAAAGAAAAGATTGCTAAATATGTAAAAGATAGTGGCGTTGATACTGAAACGGCTCTCAATAAACAAATTGAAGAAGCACAATTAGAAACCAGAAAAACATACGCCTTAATGGGGTCGTATGCAGAACGCAACATCACCCTTGAATCAGAAAGCAATATAGAAAAAATTCGTCTTGATTACAAATACAAGATGATGGGCAAGGAAAAAGAATTTTCCGGCTTATTGGGCAAGCTGCGTGATGCTGATATTGCCAAAGAGATGGCCAGCCGTGAAAGCAAACTTAAAGATTTTCATGACAAAGAACTTGCTGCTGTTTTTGCCGTGCGCGATGCTGAAGCAAGGGCATATGAAAAATGGAAACAAGAAGATGACGAGCGCAAACTGAAAGTTGCAATGGATCATGGAGACATGTTTCGCAATGCCAAAGAAGCAGCAAATTTAAAGCGTGATGAATTGCAATTTGAGAAAGAGATGATTGGATCATCTGAGAAAGAAATTGCACTGAAAAAACTTGATTTGCAATTAGCCAAAGACCTCAAAATGATTGAAGACAGTGCCATCTACACTGACGAAATCAATCTGCAAAATATGCGTGCCATGGCTGAGATGAAGCGTATTGACGCCATTCAGAATATTGAACTTGCGGATCAGATTCAACGCATCAAAGAGGTGAATGAAGTTGTTTGGAACAATATGTCTGGCGCCCTGGAAAATTTTGTCAGAACTGGCAAATTGTCATTCAAAGACTTGGCTGGTAGCATCATCAAGGATTTGATGCTGATTGAGTTGAAAGCCAACGCCATGAATCTTTGGAAGATGGTCGGCGGTTCTTCTGGAATCATGTCTTCTTTGTTTGGCGGTGGTGTTACGCCATCAGGCGTATCCGCAGGCGGGGCATTCCGGCCGTCTATGGGTTACGCCAACGGCGGTGATCCTCCTGTAGGCGTGGCATCAATGGTTGGTGAGCGTGGTCCTGAATTGTTTGTTCCTCGAACTGCTGGAACGATCATTCCAAACCACGCCCTGGCTGGTGCCATGGGTGGAACCACCGTAAACTACAATGGCCCATTCATTCAAAGCATGAGCGCCATTGATACGCAGTCAGGGATTGCATTCTTGGCTAAAAACAAGCAGGCTGTATTTGCGTCTTATCAATCAGCCAACCGCAGCATTCCAATGTCGAGGTAACAAAATATGTCAGTCCCAAATACATTCGCCAGCGCCACCAGCGCAATCCCTCTTGCCAACCTGGATGCTGACTTTGCATACTACGATGCAGCGTTTCAAATTGTTGGCAACGCGATGGAGGTTAATTACACCTTTCGCCTAGAGGACTCAGTTGACACCACCAAAAAAGCCGAATTCGTAATGAGTGGAATTACCACTGCAACGACTCGGCAATATACGATGCCAAACGTCACGGGCGCATTGGCTACTATTGGAAATTTAGCGCAAACTTTTACCGGAACAACCGCATTTAGTGGCACGTTTACGACTTCTGGAGCAACAGCCACTTTAGGTTCTTCTACCGCAGCATCAACATACGGCATCGGAACTGGTGCAACAATTGCTGCTGCAACCAAAACGGTAAACATTGGCACGGCTGGCGTATCAACTTCCATCACCAACATCAATATTGGATCGGCAGTTGCTGGTGCAACGGGTACAACGATCAACAACAATAATGTTATGTTTGCAAAGTTGCGAGCTACGACAGCGGCTGCTCCAACAATTGCCAGCGCAACGACTATTGCGCCGACTACGCAAATTGTGTTTGTATCAGGCACAACTGCCATTGCTACGATCACACCGCCTTCGCCCATCTCGCTTGGCGGCGGCACCATTACATTAATTCCAACCGGAATTTTCACTACGACTACAGCAGGCAATATTGCTCTGGCTTCTACAGCAGTCGTCAGCCGCGCTTTGACCATGACCTATGATGTGACCACCACCAAGTGGTATCCAAGCTACTAAGGGCGCTTTATGAGCCTTCAAACCATTCTTTCAATTGCCGAGACTGTCGGCATCAATGACCACAAGTTTGCGGGTCAGATGATGTCGCGCAACATGCGAATCAGCACCTCGGAAATTCTTACCAATCAGCCGTTTCAGTTCACACTGAAACCAATGAATTATTTGTTGTACTCACAAAACAAAGGCGTTCTGTCGGCTTTGCGAGTTGCCGACAGAATCACTGAGCAATATTTGAATTTTGGTTCTACCGGCTGGTTGAACTACATCGCTTATGGCGGTGACATGAGCAGCGCCCAAATTGCGGCTTGTTTGATTCAACCGGCATCTACCGGGAAGAATATCAATCTGAGCAACTTGCCGTCAATTGCTGCTGGCGATTACATTGTGAAGGCTGGCGATTTTATTCAGATTGACCGTTATGCTTACATCGCAACAGAAGACGTTTTGCGCGGCGTTGGTGTAACCGTGGACATTCCTGTGCATCGTTCGCTTATCACTACTGTAACGACCCCTGTAGCCCCTGTAATCGGTCAATACGGCACGACTACGGCATTGGGTGGCACAAACTACACCGGCATCACTTTTTGCGTTGTAGCCAAAGAATATCCAACTTATGAATTGGTGCCCATCACCAATGACAGTTTTATTTCTTGGTCTGGTGGATTTTCCGCAGTTGAGGTAATCCTGTGAATAACATAGGCCCGGTTCAAAATACAAATACGATTCGCTATGCGGATTTGTTTCGTTTGGTTATGCCAAGCGGAACCTATTATTTTGCAACAACACCCGCGCCAATCACAGTCCCATCCATCTCCAGCACACCGTTTACCGCGCTTGGTCAACTGGTGAAAGTTAATGATGTTCAGCGGGACATCAAAAGCACAGCCAATGAGACAACAATTACGTTGGTTGGTGTTGATACCACCATGCTTGGCCTGGTTCTGAATTCAAAGATCAAAGGCTCAGAAATTGATCTATGGCATGCTTTTTTTGATAGCAACAATCAACTCATCACTTCAATTGCAGTACCCTGGGTAAATACTTCTGCCAATCAAATTGCGTGGACAAGTGCTTCTGCTGCTACTGTGGGTTGGTCTTCTGCCACCGCTGGAACTGGCGTCTATAAATACTTCAGCGGTTATGTCAATTCTTTTTCCATCTCGGAACAATGGATGGAAGAAATCCGCGCTTACGTTGGCGTGGTCACAATCAGCGCATCTAGCTTTCAACTGGTGCTACAAAATCGCACTGGTGGTCGTTATACAAATGACAATTCATGGCAATCGTTTGCACCAAATGACACTTCCATGAATCGAGTGAATTTTATCTCCACAATCAATTACGCCTTTGGCAAAAAGTTATGATTCGCCAGGCCACGCCATTTGATCTGCCAGCTTTGGTAACTCTGATGCGTGGGTATGTGGCAGAGGCTCCAATGGAGGCGCTCAAAGATGAAAGCCTGCATGATCAAGCTCACGTTGAATCAATTTTGACCAGCTTAATAGCTGGTCGAGGATTCATCTTGATTGATGATCAGTATCGTGGATTCATTGCAGCCATGGTGATCAGTAATGTCTGGTGCCCGGCTTTGATGGAATTGCATGAGCTTGCCTGGTGGGTGAAACCTGAGCATCGCGGCACCACATTGGGTGGAAGGCTTTGGACGCATTTCAATTGCATGGCACAAGAGCAATTGGAATCTGGACGGGTACAGATTGTTTGTTCGTCAGTCATTGCAGATTCACCTAAAATTGACTATACCAAGCGTGGGTATCGACTCATGCAAAAAACATATTTCAAGGAACTGTAATGGTCGGAACAATTGTTGCAGGCGCCGTTTTTGGTCTTATCTCTGGATCGGCAGCTTATGCAGTTACAGCATTTGCCGTCAACATGATTGCATCTGCCATTATCAGTAAAGCATTCGCTCCAACAGTTGATAACGCTGGATTGAATGCCTTATCAGCAAATCCCGGTAATCCCCAGCAGCAGCCCCCAGCATCTGACAATAAGTTGCCGGTGGTCTATGGCACAAGTTGGGTTGGTGGCACTGTCACTGATTTGAGTATCACCACAAACAATCAGGTGATGTATTACGTTTTGGCACTTTCAGAATGTACGGGAACTAGCGACACAATTACATTTGGCGACATTTATTTTGGCGGTAAAAAATGCATCTTTGATCCAACTAGCCAATTTAAAGTTATTGGACTGTTGGATACATCTACTGGAATTACCGACTCTACTGTTAGCGGTTATTTGAGCATTTATCTTTATCGCAAAGGTTCTTACACGCCAACTAACTCATCAGTGGATGCCATTGCTTTGATGCAAGATTCATCACTGACTTATCAATGGAATGCCAATAAGTTGATGACCAATTGCGCCTTTGCAATTATCAAAATCACCTACAACCAAAACGCAAGTTTGACAGGATTGCAACCAACAAAGTTTCAACTTACCAATAGTCGAAATGCGCCGGGCGCCTGCTTCCAAGATTACTTGACTTCAACGACTTATGGTGCAGCAATTCCATTGGCGTCTATTGATACGGCATCATTTGCTGAGTTGGACGTGTATTGCAGTCAGCCGTTTACCTATACAACATATTTAGGGGCAACCACAACTCAAACACGCTTTCGTTTTGATGGAACTATTGATACCAACCAAACCATCATGAACAACTTACAAATCATGGCTTCATGCTGTGATTGTTTGTTGCGATATAACGAGATTACAGGCTTGTGGAGTGTGATTGTTCAAAAGCCAACATACACCGTGGCGATGGCTTTAAATGATTCAAATATCATTTCATCTATCCAGGTGACACCTATTGATATTGCCAGCACGTACAACATTGCTGAAGTCAAATTCATTGATAGCACTCAGCAAGATTCGTTCATTACTTCAACTTATAACCTGGCTGTTATCAATCCTTCGTTGATGTATTCCAACGAGCCGACCAACAAGCAATCTATTGTTTTGCCATTGGTAAATAATTCTGTTCGCGCTCAATATCTTGCCAACCGTTTCTTGGAAGGTGCGCGGGAAGATTTGCAGATCAAATGCAAGGTCAACTATGTTGGCCTGCAACTTGAAGCTGGTGACATTGTGACACTGACCAATGCCAACTATGGTTGGACAAACAAACTGTTTCGCATTGGACAAGTGGTTGAGCAATTCAACGATGATGGTTCCATCACGACAGCTTTGTCTTTGATGGAATTCAATCCAACTGTTTATGATGACAAAAACATCACCGAATTCACTCCATCGCCAAACACCGGCATTGGCAATCCAATTAACTTCGGCATATTGACTGCGCCTGTCGTTGCTAGTTCCTCGCCTACAGCGGCTACACCTTCATTCAGCTTAGATGTGACAGCCTCTAGTTCTGGCATCGTTCAGTACGCAGAAGTCTGGTACAGCGCCTATTCGAACCCAAGCGCAGCACAACGTATCTTTGCTGGTACAACAGCAATTGATGCTGATGGCAATCCATACACACCAAGCGCAAGCATGGGCCTGGTGACGTTGAGCAATATTGCACAAGGCAATTGGTATTTCTTTGTGCAGATGGTCAACGGCTTGGGTAAGAGTAATTTCTCTTCCGCGTCTGCCGTCTTCCAATGGCGTCCGACCACTTTCCAATATGTTGAACGATATGTCAACGTGCGTTATGCAAGCAGCATTACTGGCACTGGCTTCAGCAGCAGCCCTCGCGGCTTGACGTACTACGGTCTGCAAAACACGCCTACAACAACAGGAAGCACCAACCCGGCTGATTACGCCTGGTACTTGGCGCCATTGGCATTTGGAGCCGCTGGACCTTCTGCAAACTATTTATTATTCGCCAATCGCAGCAATCGTAAATTCAGCTTTGATACTGGTACAGCGGCAAAAGCCAACTCCACTGGCACATTTGTTCCAACGCTGACTTCTGTTTATGACGTTACCACTTGGTCTGGCTTGCCAGACGGCATAAATTCAATTGATCTTGATGCAAGAACAGGACAACTTACTTCTGTTGGAACGACTTCAGTAAGCAGCGCAGATGGCCTGCTTAATGTGAGTAACAACACCAGTGGTTCGATGGTCGTTTCTCTTGCCCAATTCCTTAATTTTGGCGCAGGCGTTTATTCCAAAACGGCTGCTGTGTCCACGTTGACAATTGATATTTATGGTCGCGTTGTTGGCTTTGCTTCGCCCGATGCGTTCTATTACACAGAAACTGTTTTCACAGCTTCGGCTGGACAAACAAGTTTTAGCGTAACGCATATTGTTGGTGATGTTTTGGTATTTAGAAATGGCGTTCTTCTGGATTTGACTGAATACAGCGAAACCTCAACAACCGTAGTTCTGACAAACGCTTGCGCTGTTGGTGAAATTGTTGTTGTGATTAATGCGCGTGCCGTCAGCACTTCAATTTCTTACGAAACAAATAACATTACGATTGCATCCAGCACGACAAACAGTGTCACCTACACCAGCGCACCATATCAAATTATCAATGTCGGTGATTTGCTTTGCTTTACCAATACAGGCACGCCAACGACTTATACAGTACAGTCAATCAATACAACCACTAAGGTAATCACATTCACTACGACCATTGCAGGCGCAACGGCTGGTTTGACGATCTATCGTTACCGGGCGGCTGGTTCAACTTATCGCCCATGGAGTCGTTACACGCAAGCGGTTTCTTCTGTTTCCAGCTTGACGCCTACCACTTGGGCTGTCCAAAATGGATATGAGGAAATTTTCGTTAATGGTTCTGCATTTAATGAAATTGACTATGACATTGTGACTGGGACAATAACTGGATTCCCATCTGCTGTAACGGGTAACTTTACATTGATTCAATGGAATCAAAATAATTTGGGTGTACCTTGTTCCAATATTGTGAACACAGTGACTTATTCTGTTGCCGGTTCATCGGCCTACACATATGCAAACAATCCATTGGCGATGGAAGTCTATGCAAATGGCTGTTTGCTTACTAAAGGTGCTGGATATGATTACACTGCGACATCAACAAATTGGTTGCTTTCTACTGCTTTCCCTGATAATTTAACCCTTCTGAATCAACAATCCTTTGCCCGTGATGGAGCCGCTTAAATGACACAATCCTACAATTTATCGCAACTTGCGAACAATCTAACTACAGCCGGTAAGTTGGATGCAACTGATGGTTTGGTAAATGCTGTTCCCGCTGCAAATGGTGGCACTGGGCTGGCCGTTTACAACGTGGGCGATCTGGTCTATGCAAGTGGCACCACAACACTTGCTAAATTGTCTGATGTTGCAGTAGGCAATGCTTTGATTTCTGGCGGTGTTGGATCGGCGCCAGGCTATGGCAAGATTGGATTGACAACTCATGTTAGCGGCACTTTGCCGGTGGCGAATGGCGGTACTGGCGCGGCAACTTTGCCATTGAACAATGTGTTGCTTGGAAATACGACCAGCGCGGTACAGGCGGTTGCGCCGGGAGCATCTGGTAATGCTTTGATTTCAGACGGTACAACTTGGTCTAGTTCTGCGGTTCCAACAACTCCACTTAATATTCAAGTATTTACTTCCAGTGGCACATTTACTGTCCCAGCAGGAATAACAAGAGTAAAAGTTTGGGCTTACGGTGCTGGTGGTGGAGGTGGTGGTGGCTCTGGAAGCGGCGGCGCTGCCAGTGGAGGAAGAGGTGGTTCGGGTGGTTTAGGAAGTGCATTTATTACCGGATTGACGCCCGGTGCGGCGATTACCGTCACAATTGGAACGGGAGGTAATGGTGGTATTGGTGCAAATTCCGGCCAAACATCAGGAACTGCTGGAACAAATACTTCATTTGGCGGGGCCGTCACAGCAACGGGTGGAGGTGGTGGACTTTTGGCAAGTGGTGGAGTTGCTGGTGCTATTGGTGCGGATGGTACATTTTCTACCACTGGCCAAATTATCAACAACCCAAGACTTCAATCTAATGCTACTGGTGGTGCGGCAGTTGGTACATCTGGATCAAATTCAGGCATAGGACTTGGTGGATCGGGTGGTGGTGGTATGTCTGGCGGAGGAGGTGGCAGCCCTGGAACTGGTGGCACTATTGGTTCCGGCGGTTTATCTTATGGTGCTGGTGCAAATGGAAATGCTGGCTCTACCACCATTGGAGGTGCTGGCGGTGGAACTCAAGCAGGAACAGGCGGCGTTACAAATACTCATGGAGGCGGTGGCGGTGGCGGCACAGGTGGAATGGTCATTGAATGGTAAATTCAAAGTAAAATAAAGCACCTCAACCTAACGCCAAACCGCCATGTCACCAGAAGAACGCGCCATCCTGATCGCCGACATTGCAGCCGCTGTCAGTGGTGCTTCTTCCCCACCAGTTCTAAGTGAAGAAGAACAACGGTGGGTTCGCATGGCAATCCAAAAGGAAGCTCAAAGCATCGAGCTTCGCAAGGCCATTATTGAAAAGACATTGAGCGGTTTGGCGTGGTCGGCGGTGGTGGGATTGGGGTATATGGTTTTAGGCTGGGCCACCAGTCATGGCTATAAGCCGTGATAGACCCGTTTACGGCCTTTGCAGCGGCTCAAACAGCCGTGAAAGGCATTAAAGCAGCCATTGCCCTAGGTAAGGACATTCAGAGCGCAAGCGGGGACATCTTAAAATTTTTTGATGCCAAGGACACGCTAACAGTTGCCAGCACCAACCCCAAGAAAGCCGGTGTCAAAAAATCAGATATGGCCCGTGCTGCTGAACTTGTCTTACAGGCACATCAAATCCAAAAAGCAGAAGCTGATCTGCGCGAATACTTGATCTACACCGGCAACGCCCAGATTTGGGACCAGATCATGGTTGAGCGCAATCGCATTCAAGCTGAACGACGATCTGATGAAACCAAAGCAAAAAAGGCGCACGCCAAGAAGTTGAAAGAGATCAAAGACGCCACATCATTGGCTTTGGGTGCAGTGCTTCTGTCTATCCTGATTTACCTGACCATCAACATCACAATCGAAGTTACAAAGTAAGGAATATATATGTTACTCGACGGACTACTTGACATTGGCGGCAAGCTGATCGACAAACTTATTCCAGACCCGGAAGCCAAGGCCAAGGCCCAGCTTGAATTGGCTGCATTGGCTCAGACCGGCGAACTCGCCAAGATGGCGAATGACACCGACCTCTACAAGACCGAACAGAACAACGTCACGGCGCGTTGGTCGGCAGACATGGCGGCAGACTCCTGGCTGTCTAAAAATATTCGCCCTATGGCCCTTATAGCCATCTTCGTGGCCTTCTTCCTGTTCACAGCCATGTCGGCTTTCGGCTACCGGGCGCAGGAATCGTATGTTCAGTTGTTGGGTCAATGGGGGCAGATTGTGTTCCTGGCGTATTTCGGTGGCCGCACAGTTGAAAAGCTGGCAGAAATGAAGATTCGCAAATGATGCTCACACCACATTTCAGCCTGGAAGAGTTGACGGTGACCGATCACCGCGAATTTGACAACACGCCAAACGACATGGAGAAAAACAATCTCAATCGTTTGGCGGCTTTGCTTGAGCAGGTTAAGGAAGTTATTGGCGGCAAGCCTGTGATGGTGAACTCTGCTTTCCGGTCTAAGCAAGTCAATGATGCAGTAGGTAGCAAGGATACGTCCCAGCACCGTCTAGGATGTGCAGCCGACATCCGAGTACCAGGCATGACTCCAGACGCTGTTGTACGGGCTGTAATGGCGTCTGGCATACCGTTTGACCAGATCATTCGTGAATTTGATCGTTGGACGCATATCAGCGTGCCTAATCAACCCGGTACAACACCTCGCAAGCAAGCATTGATTATTGACCGGGCTGGAACTCGCGCATTTACTTGATTGCAGTGCGCTTTTGAATTTCGCGTTCGATGTACCAACGCGCTTTTCTCAAATCTTCTATTGCATCTGATTTGAGATCGGCTCTCCAAACATACTTGACCGCGTTACCGAGATTGAATCCCATGTGTTCAGTGACTTGAATACACTCCACACCTGATGGATGGCTGGTGTAATGCGGAGGATGGTTGACGGGATCGGTCATGGTGTTTTCCTTTTGTGTTTCATGTTCCGCACGGCAGCGGGAATTACGATGTCATCTGAGATGGTTTCGCGGGTCGTGTACTTCCATTTACACTCACGGCACATCTTGGTACGCACGGTTACTTCTGGCGTCTTGAACGTCTCGGTGGTACGCATATTCTCAGCGCCGCAATTGGGGCAATTCATTTGTTGCTCCTTGTTCGGATTGCATGGGCTAACTGTGTAGCTGCCATTTCTTTACCGACCAAATAATCTGGATGTACGCCCATGGTCCTTAATATTTCAAAGTTGTCACACACCTTTGCACAAGCCTCACGTTCATCAGCACGGATGAGTTCGGCAAAATGTTCAAATGCTTTCTCAAATTCAGGATACACATGAACTCCAGCCTCACGCGCCATGCTGATAATGTCTTTGATCATTTGGCACCCCTTGCTCGGATTGCGTCACGCAACTCCGTATTATTCTTGGCATAGCTTTCAGCCAAATCCAAACAAGCCTCACGCTCATCAGCACGGATGAGGTCGGTAAACCTTTGCATAAATAAAACCTGTTCGTCCCAAGAATCATTCTTGGTGGCTTCAGCGGCTTTACTCCAAAGCTCTTTGTCTCGTTCGTTCATTTCAATCTTTCCTCTTAGGTAATGGTGCCCAGTGACTCCAGAAGGCGTCACCGTGGTAGTTGCTGTACTGCGCCACGCCGCCCTTGCCGAGTAGCTGCAACTTCACGCCTCGTGGCGTGTTGGCGTCGATGGGTATCCAGTAGTAGTCGGTTGCCACCGCAGCGGTGCCTGTGCTGTTGATGGTGTGGGTAACCGGCTCCTGCTTTTGCAGTGAGATGGTGTACAGAGGAACTACCTCTTGCGCTGGCTGTGCTGCGGTTGGGGCGGTGTAGAGAGGAACCCAACCAGTCCACGGGTTGCCTTTGCAAGCCATTACAGTGCTGTGGTCACGAAATGCTGAGTCGCATTCTTCCTCGCTTGGCCGCATCCACGCCACAGGCTCCTGCGCTGGCAGTGCCAAGGCTTTCTCATCCAATTCTTTAAGAGCGTCAATCGCATCGCAGATGCCTTCGTTTTGAATCAACCATGACTCAAAGTGTGAGTCTTGCACTCTTGCATCAGTCATGGTTACGCGGAGGTTCTGGATAATTTCTTTGATGGTCATAGCAGTGCGTCCTCATGGTTGTTCGGGTTGAACTTCGGCACAGTTCCGTTGACCGGGGCCACCGGCAGCTTTGTGGGGAAGGGCCAAGTCATTTCTTCTTGCATGGGAAGAACTCCACCATTGCGCTGTACACCAACACTGACGCACCTTGGTGCCGTTTTGCTGGAATCTGAGTAAGGTAGTTTTTCACGATGTCTTGCACTTGACCGCCAGTGATGGTTTCAGGTGGGCAGATGTAAATGCCTGAGTACGCATCAACAACACCCATGATGTACCCCATCGCGTTACCCTTGTTGTAGTAGTTGTCGCTGTTGATGTTTTCAAGTACTTCATTTCCACTTTTGAAGTCAGCATGAGCAGATGTGGCAAGCAGTGTTGCCAACAGAATTGATGCAATTTTCATGATTGTGCCTTTGAATAAAAATTAATTTCCCGGCCTTGATAAGCGCCCGGACGCATTTCTGAAATGATGAGCTTTTTTCTGTTCAAGACAATAATTGCCCGTGATACGGTAGTCCTGCATAAACCAAGTCGGTTGTAAATTTGTGGGATACAGACTGGCCCATATTGATTGATGAATTGCAATACGCAATCCAAAGCAGGCAACCCATCAAATTCTTTTTGATTGCATGGTGGCTTCACCCACACGGTATGAGGTTTGTAATCAGTAGCCATTGTCATCCCGCATGATGTAAACAAGAACGGCAATGATTATGATGACAACCAGGGCGATGACCATCAAGCTAATGAGCAAAGTTTTCATGTCGAGAATCCTTTGCTTGGCAGTTTCATTGCATCTTGTGATCCAGTTCGCGTGATGTATTTGTTTTCACCATCACCCGTCCGATACGCATCCTCGCTGGCATCTTTGACGCGGTTGAAAGTCATTGGCAGCGCCTCGTTTGGATGCCGGATACGCTCAACATATTCATTATCACCACGCACTCGTTGTGTGGCACGATCCGACAATGTTGGCAACTTTGACAAAGTGGCTGATTTATTTACTCGCACAATTCACCTCTTCTTTAAATGGTGGCCATCCTGCTCTGGCCCGTTTATGAATGCCTTTGATGGCATCTGCTTTCCACAGTGCCACCATGTGGCAATAGTGGGCTTCCTGTTCTTTTTCATCATTGAAGTCCATTGAGGACACAAGAGCAAAAAGAATCATCACGATCAGGGCATAGCCCCAAAATTTATTCGTCTGATGCTGCATTTTTAATAGCCTTAATCATGTGGTCGCCCATGTCCTCAAAGGACACTTCAAGCCAGAGCATTTCCTTGGCGTCTGCATCGACCATCGCAAAGTGGAGCGCATAGCACAGGTTGGCAATCTGACTTGCTGTTGGGCATTTGCCCTGAAGCAGATCAAATGTGAGGGTTTCTATGGGGTGCATCATTTTGTTACCTTGTTGAGTTTGGCATCGAGTACGCGAAGCAACTGACGGGCTTGTTGCAATTCCACAGGCATGCTGTCAATGGCCATCAATTTACGCAGCAAGCCGATCTGATCCAGCATGGCTTCTACTGTGATTTGTGTTGCTGCCTTGAGTCCTGCTTCTGTCATTTCGTTCTCCGGTTAATTTGTTGCGATGAATTAATGTATCACAGAAAAACACGATGCAACACAAAGATTTACAAAAAAGACGAAAAAAAAGACCGCCACTGGGACGGTCTTGGTAAGAGAAAAGCAACTGCGGCTTCAGTTTACCTCTTTGCCAATGATTTTTGCAGGTAATACAGGATTTGTCCTTGAACAGTCCTAGCTTCGGTGATGGCTTGCTGGCGCAAAGCGTCGATGACACTCTCCGGCAAGCGCAGAGTGACAAATTTATCCTTGATTTCTTTTTTCATGATGTTCCTTGATTTGAGTCTTTGCGTTTTCAGCACCTTTTCCCACTATAACACATTGCCCAACACTTTTTAGGTACTCGATCCAGTCCTTCTGTTCCTTGCTGACAACACCGCCTTTGACTCGTTTCATCTCGATCCACAGTCCCCAGGCTGGGACGCACAGATCAGGCACACCGGCACTTACCCCTTCCACTTTCAACGCGGCGGCTGTAGTGATGCTCCTGGCCCCTCCATTGGGGATTGCAAAGATACGCACGCCTGCATAACTTCGCCTGAACCAACTCACAAGCACGGCCTGCTCGTAATGTTCTGATGGTATTTTTTCTGTCATGCCCAACTCCTTTTGATTACTCGGAAAAATTTGCCGTCTTTTTTGTATTCAATGCTGCTTGGAGCATTTGAATTGTTCAGTGCTTCAGCCATCAACGGAAGTGAATTTGCGCCCATCAAAGTGGCTTTTGATCTGGTCGCCATGCCAATCATCAATTGTTGCGCTTTGTCACCGGCATAGCCTTGATTTAACACGGCCAGATACTCAGTGATTGGCGCATCACTCAAGGCGCCGTAGTAGGTCACTGCCAGCATCTCATTGCCACTGGTGCGACTGGTATGAACTCGCCAGTTCCAGGCCGTGATATCCATGTCTGCACCTTGCAGCCCCATGATGTCGTCGTTACGCAAAGCCAATTTTGGCGGTTCTTGTAATGGAAATGGTTCCCCGCAAGATGGGCACACTTTGACAGAGATGGCGCAGATTTCCTGGCAGTTTTCGCAGACCTTGATCGGCGCCTCACCATTACCCTCGCCACCTTTCTTTGGAGGCTGCACGTTGGTGATAGGGCCATGCGTCGAAACGACACCGGCAAAGTCCAGAACCAGGCAGTGGTCGGTGTGCGACTTGGGGCGCAGGCCGCGTCCAGCCATCTGCACATACAGGCTTGGAGACATCGTCGGCCGCAGCATGGCAATCAGGTCAATGTCAGGATAGTCAAAGCCGGTGGTCAACACATTGGCGTTTGTGAGCGCACGCAGTTTGCCCGCTTTAAAGTCGGCCAGCATTTGGGCGCGTTCTTTCTTTGGTGTCTCGCCGGTCACGCAATCGGCTGCAATGCCCTGATCGCGCAAGGTCTGTGCAATGTGCTGGGCGTGATCAACGCCAGTGCAGAAAAACAGCCAGGCTTTCCTTTCTCCTGAAAGATTTATGACCTCACGTACAACGGCGTGATTCTGGTCTTCATTGTCCACTGCCGCTTGCAACTCAGACTCGATGAATTCGCCACCACGTTTATGGACACCTGTTGTATCCAGCTTGGCCTTGGTCAATTTGCTTTGTAGCGGCGCCAAATGTCCCTTGAACAGAAGCTCCTCAATACCAACCGAGTACAGCAGCGCATCAAACAGTGCAGGCTTGTCAGTGATCAAACCATGCCCCAAACGAAATGGCGTTGCAGTCAGACCGATCACGCGCAAAGACGGATTAATTTTTAGCAAATCTTTGAGCAACTTGCGATAGCCACCTTCATCTTTGTGTGAAACCAAATGGCATTCATCAATGATGCACAAATCGATATGACCAATCTCTTGCGATTTCTTGCTTACCGATTGGATACCGGCAAAAGTAATCGGTTCACCAAGCTGGCGCTTGCCCAGGCTTGCTGAGTAAATGCCCATCGGCGCACCGGGCCAATGCTGGCGCATCTTTTCGGCGTTCTGCTCAATCAATTCCTTGACATGCGTGAGCATGAGAATTTGGGTTTCCGGCCAGTTCTGCAATGCATCCTTGCACAGTGCGGCCACGATATGGCTCTTTCCAGACCCGGTTGGCAGCACCATGCATGGATTGCCCTGGTTGCCATCAGAAAACCACTTGTAGAGGTCATCTATGGCCTTCTGTTGGTAGTCTCGCAACATTACGCAACGATCCTTCCACCAAAGTCTTGGCGCATTTTTTTAATGTATGCGTTGTCACTGGTGCAAACGGCTGGATTGGCAATCAATTCCTTGCTGCCATAGACGTCAAACGATGGCTCACCGTTATTTACTTCTTTGCCGTTGATCTTGTAACGTGCCGTCCACTGATCTGGACCATCCATGCGTTGCCACGGTACCAGGTCTGGGTGGATCACATGGTGATCGCAGCCATCGCGTTGTGCATCAACTGGTATCACATCATCCCACTTTGCACAATGCCAAGTTGAGTCAGACAATGGCGTGGCATGGGCGCAAGTGCGGCAGTTGACTTCTTTGGTGGTTTTGGATTCAAAGCACATGTCATGGCCTGGGCAATACAAACACTCGTACCAGGTTGGATCAGGACTCATTGGTTCCGGCATACGGTCAGACAAGGTAATGCGATGGGCGCGTTCAATTACATTGATTGCCACTTCTGGCACATACTCGACGCGCTCGGTATAGATGCGGTCATCGTCTTTGCAGACGGCCACATAAAGCGCCCATTGAATGGTCGCTCCACGCATGTAAACCTGCATCTGAACATAGTGCATAGGCTTGGATTTCTCCACACCTTTTTTTACCAGTTCATCAAACGACTTCTTTGAATGCGTCTTGAACTCTGCAATATGGCGAGTCTTGGTGGCACCCGGCACACCTTTCTCAATGATGCCATCGAGCGAACCAGAAACATGTGAACCAAAATCAACACGCGACTGCTTGGAATTGACTTGGCGTATGTCAATGTTGATAGCCCGTAGGTCGGACACGATGGTTGACTCTTCCATATGGCCGCGTCGAAACAATCGCAAGATGCGCCCCTTAAACTTTTCCTGCACGGCCCAGCGAAACGATAGCCAGAGCCAACGGTCACAACCGTGGCCCAGCAAAGAAGCACCAAGATGTGCGCGAGGTTTTTCTTGACGTTCCTCATGGGCAGCGTCAATCATTGATGAAATGGTTTGATCATTCATCATTGGAACCACAGGTAAAAACCATGCAAAATTCCGATTGGGAACATGATGGCACCGGCCAAAAGAAATCCCCAGAGCAACTGAGAAAAGCAAGTGAAGATGTGCGTAAGCCAGGCGGCAAAGCACGCAAAGAAAATTATGTAGCCCATTGTCTTATCCTAAAAATTCAAGTTGTTGTTGCTTTGCAGAAAATGCCAATGCATCATGATCAGCTTTGGCTTTTTTCGTTTCTCTGTATTCCCAAAGTCCAGCAGAATTTGGAAAACAATGATCAAACAATCGCGCCAAATATGGGCTGTAATTGTTGTTAATTTTCCATGGGCCACTTTTCTCTGTAACCGCAGAATAATGACGCAAAAAATGAATAATGGTTCTTGCTGAATAATGCTTAAAACCTAAATTTCTAACACTAAAAGCCTGTTCACAAAACGCATCCCACACATGAAAATTTTCTGGCAACCAATCCAAGAATTCTTTGGTTAAGAGCGTTTCAATTTTTTGCGCGATATTGAGTACATGCATATGGTTCATTGTCTTGTCCTAAAAAGGTGGGGGTACTCGCTGCACTGGTGCGCTCTGTTGGAATTACCTCCTACAGCCAGCATCCGCTTTCCCCCCGATTTACTTACTCTTTGACAAACACCCCGTTGGCCAGCAATGTGCCCTTGCGGTGTTTGATCTGGTCGTATGCGAGTTCCATGCAACCAACCAAGTTGATGTCTTGCAAGGCGCAGTAGTTGATAAGACAGACCATCACATCTCCGACACCGTCTTCAATGTCGCTTAGGTTGCCTTTGATGGTGGCATCGGCCAACTCACCCAGTTCACTCATGGCCTTGAGCAGTTGAACTTCAGGCGTGCTGTTGGGAATGATCTGCCGGGCTTCAGCCCATTGCAGAATCTTCATTTCGTAATCGGCATAACTCATTTTTTGGCCCATGGTGGTGTTGCTTTGGAAGACTGTGGCGCTGCTTCTGGTGATGGTGAAGACATTGGCATTGCCTTGGGAATTGAACCACCGACAGCCTTAAAGCCTTTGACATCGTTTTCCTGGTCATCGTTCTTCAAAGTCAATTTGACCGACAACATGCCACCAACCAATTCATCGGTATCAGCCACACGGGGCAATCCAATTGCACGCATGATCTCGCCCAATTGTTGACGTCCGATATCTTCAGCTTGGGGATTGGGGTTGTTGATGTTGAGATTGCAGAACACCACCCGGCCCTGATGGGTTGGTCCAGTGATTGCCAGACGCAGACCAATGTAGCGACCATTGCCAGCCTTGGTGTCTTTGAGTTCAGCTTTCTGAATAGTGGCGTTGTACCAGCCAGCGGGGATTGCACCGTAACTTGTGTTGCCAACGGGGAGGCGATCTGCCTCAAAAGTTTGATCGAGAAATGCCATGATTAATTATCCTTAGTGATTGTGAAAGAAGGGCGCCCGGGTTTGGACGTTATTGCGGGTAAAAGCAATTTGGTGATGTCTTCGCTGGTCGATGACCAGACGGCAGAGTTGATTTCTGGCTTCCAGCGAAACAAGCTGCCGAGATGTTCTTGAAGCCCATGTTCTGCTGCCAATTCCTGAACTTTGGCGGCATCGACTTTACGATCAATCCGACCAACGACAGACACCTTGTAGTCTTCAAACATGAAGTTCTTGGTACCGTCCAAGTTCTTGGCAACAGCCAATGCCTTAACCATTTTGTCTTCAGCATCACGGCGGTCTGCTACAGCTTGTTTCTCTTGCGCCTTAGCGGCTTCCCAGATGTGGATAAGTACAGAGATATTCATTTTTAAAACTTACCATGATTGAGTTGGTTGAAATTTTCAATGGCCTCAAGTTCCGTGTAAATTGCATCCCAAAAGTCACCACCAATTTTTGAGTTAGACCAGATAAAAGCGCCGAGCAAAGTTTCAGAAGCATATTCATCGATGAAACTTACATAGGCTTCTTCTACTGCCATAAAAGCATAAATCTCTGGCATTCCAGCATCTATGAAATGCTGCATAATTTGTTTTTTGGTGCCGATCATTTTTTACCTCCGATCTTGGCGATGATTTCTGAAAGGTCTGGGGCTTCCCAGGCACCGAGTTTGCCGCTACGGTCTTTGGCAAGCCACAGGCCATCGCTGTCGCACATGAGCGCACGTTGAGTTACGCCTTCCTGGTCTTTCTCGACCCGCAGCGCCAGCACTTCATCAAAGAAGTAAGGCAGCGACTGGCCGGTTTTGTTGCCAGGCATCGATGGGCTGTACAGTTGACGACCCATTTCGTCCGAGGTCTTTTCCAGCTTTGCTGTCATGAAGACATGCATCCCTGGAATGTCGCGGAAGTTGCGGATGATGTCGGCCATCTGCTCTTGCATGGCGCCATAAGCAGCCCGTGGGTCTTTGTTGGTCTTCTTCTCGTAATTGAGAACAACCTCGGCAATCTCGCTGATCGAGTCCAGGCCAACTGACTTGTAGCTTTTTGCTTCGTCACTTTGTGTGAGCCAAGCGTAAGCCTCAAGCAAGGTTTCCATGGAGTTGATTTCGATGTAAGGTAAATCAGCGTCCTGAATGGACAACAGACCACCTTCGGCCGACAGTACGATTGGCTGGGGCAAAGTCTTCAGCAAAGAAGTTTTGCCTGCGCCTGCTTGTCCGTAAACAAGCACCTTGACACCATTGGCCGCAAGACCTCCGGTACTCTTAAGATTGATAGCCATTTGGCTCTCCTGTTTTCACACCCGTCTGGTAATCAGTTCGGTGCTTATCGCTATTCTAATGTAGAATTTGCACATCGTAAACAAAAAGGTGAAAAAAAATGATGACTTTGCAAGAAATACGACATGCACTTGAAGATCGAGTGCCTGCCAAGGTAGCTGAAGCCACTGGCGTTCACTACAACACGATCCGTCAGATCAGAAGCAATCCAGAAGCAAACCCCACTCACAAAGTGATGCAAAAGATCAGTGACTACCTCGAGAGTCGTCGCGTGTCACATGGCTGATCTAACATCCATTTTTGGTGGCGCATGGTCACCACCAACACCTAAGCCAATCGCCTCGCCAGAGGATCAGCTTCGCAATGCCATGCTGGCAATTGGCCTGACGCCACCAGACAAGATTTTTCTTGATGGCGCTCTGCACAGGTTCCGTTCCAACACCAAAGGTGAAGGTGGTCACACCGATAAGCCTGGTTGGTATGTTGTATTCGGTGACGGTGTACCGGCTGGCCGATTTGGCTGCTGGAGGGCTGGGGTTGAGGTGTCATTCAAAGCTGAGATCGGCCGCGAGTTGACTCAGATAGATGAGATGGCAATCGCCCGGCGTACCAATGAAGCCAAGGCGTTGCGAGATGCTGAAAAGCAGAAGAGCCAGCAGGCAGCGGCCAACACAGTGGATACCATTTGGTCAGGTTGCATGGGAGCATCACCAGAGCATCCATATCTGGCCCGTAAAGGCATCAAACCCAATGGCGCAAGGGTTACGGGCGATGGTCGGTTGGTGGTTCCGCTTTATGATGAAGACGGCGTTCTATCCACCTTGCAGTACATCGATCAAGAAGGTGGCAAGCTCTACCATCCTGGTGGGGCAACAGGCGGGAAGTTCAATATCATTGGCAACACAGAAGAACCAGGCGTTTTCTATGTGGCCGAGGGGTTTGCTACGGCGGCGACGATTCACGAGGTCACCAAG